GGGGGCTGTTCCTTCAAGTACTGGGTGCTGAACTCGTACAGCATGTCGTAGAGCTCACCCACATAAAACTTGGAGTTCGTCAGGTCGCCCCTGACCGTCAGCTCGTCGCCCTCCACAGCTGTCGGAAAAACAATGTGGCCGTGGGCCAGGTTGTTGTCAGCCGCCTCCCGGCCAACCACGACCATGGTGCTGGATGGGGCCGGGATGTACGGCAACTTGATGACGGACTGTCGCTCGATGCCGGAGCCAGGCAGGATCGTCGTGACGCAACTGGTCTCGCTGACCTTGCGGTCCACCAATAACTCAACCGAGGACCCGGTGTCGGTGGCCTCGGCCGTGGTGCGGACGCGCTCCAGGTAAACGCCATCCGGGTATTCGACGACCAGGTACAGGTCGGTGTCCACGATGTCGATGCCGATGATCGACTTGGCGGACCCCGCCTCCCAGTAACCCCAGGCGCTTTGCAGCTTGTTGTCCCCCTGGAACAGGAACTTGTAAGTGTAGATCCGCCCGGGCTGGTCCTTGGACACGGCATAGACCGCCTCCTCTGATGCTGTCGCCACCAAGTTGCAAAGGTTGGCTGGCAGAAACCGTGGCACCGACGACGTCACCTCCTCCGACGTGGGTACCGGGCCTGACGCATCGGGCAGGAAAAACTCCCGGAGCCCGTTGTACTCACCCTTGGGCACAGCGAAGTACATGGTGCGGCCCACGATCACGGGGTCCACGACGTCGCCCATCTCAAACGCTGTGACCTGGGTGATGGTTGCTGTCTTGGGTGTCAGCGCTGCGGCAACTGCATTGCCACCGCTCAATCGGAACTGGCCGCTGCGGCTGAACACCAGCAGCACATCGGCAAAGGCCAAGCTCGACATCAAGAAATTGATCTTGCGACTGCCAGCACTCAGGTCGATGGGATCTGAGTCAACGACGGTCTGTACGGATTCCGGCCAGAACCTGTCGTAGGCATCAGCGGCAGAGGTGATGACGTTCTCGTCGGCCAAGAACACCAGCCTGTTGCGGAACAGGTTGACGTTCTGGATTTTGGAGCCAATGAAGCTGGGCTCCTTTGCAGTGATGTTGTCGCCTGCCACCCGGCCAGACCACGTGAACTTCTGGAACGTGAAGGTGCCGTCGTTGTTGCGGATCAGCACGTGCGGCATGGTTGCCGCGTCAAACAGGTACGGGATGCCAGGGCCCACGGCCTCTTGCCAAATGCCAAGGCCAAAACCGGAGCCTGCATTGGCCACAAACTTCACGTAGTAATCGTCAGCTCCTGTGGCCGCAGCGCCAACGATCTTCACGATGAACCCATGCTCAGCGGTGGTCGGCAGGTCACTGATGGCGTCGGCGGTGCCCTTGACCGGCACGGTGGCCAGACCTGTCTTGGTGTCTGAACTGCCAAGAATGTAGTCGGTGCCGTCGTTCTTGGCGATCCGCACGACGTATTCACCGGCCCCATTGGTCACGGTCCAGCTGGCGCCTAAGGCTGTGGCCAGCGAAGCCTTCAGCGCACCTGCGATCTCAACGGTGCTTGGGCTGTAGTTCGGTTCGTGGACGACGGTGCAGTTACCGGACGTCGTGCCACCCACCGGGTCCGTATACGTGAACGTGTTGGCACCAGTCACCGTGATCGTAAAAGTGCCTGCAGTGCCAGCGCCACTCTGGAAGCTCATGTCCACTTCGTCCCCAGTGAACAAGCCGTGGGCCGTGGCAGTCACCGTGACCGTGTTGACGTTCCTGCTGTAACTGGCAGACAGGCGCTTGCCGCCGGCTGGCAGCGTCTGGTACGAGACCGTGGTGGACTCGACGGTGATGCTGTACGTGGTGGCGTACTCAGCCGACCGAATAAACACCATCGACTTGGTGCCCCAGCTGGGCGACGTCGTGGTCGCCATGGCCACCGTCTTTTCCCGGTTGACAATGAACATGTAGTCCGCCACCGACGCCACTCGAAACACGGAGCTGGGTTCACCAGCGATGTCGAGATACGACGTGCCGTCAGGGGTGGTGACAGTCTTGGTGGAACCATCCAGACCAAAGACCTTGATGGCGTTGTCTTGGATCAGGACCAGGTACTTAGTCGTTCCGTCCCGATCCACGATGGTCGTGAACGGACGGTTGGCACCCGCCGAACCAGAGAACAGCTTGGCCAAGTGCTGTGCCGGTGGCCGCTTCTTCAGCCCTTCCACCGGGCTGGGCATGCAGTTGACCATCTGCTCGCACTGGGACGCCAGTCGCAACGCTGCTGGTTGCTGGCTGACCCCGTTGATCAGGTTCGGAATAGAGCTACTGATCAAAGGCATGGCTTAACGGCGCAAGGCCCAGGCTGGCTTGTACGTCATGAAAACATCCATGTGGTTTGGATTGCCACGTAGCCAGCTGTGCTCCCCGCGGGTGGTCTCCTCCTCCAAGAACTGGCTGCGGGCCTCGGCCTCGGCAGCAATGTTGATCCGCGACAGGTCGGCTGAACCCAAGATCGCCTCTTGCAACTGGCGGCCAGCCTTGATCATGAAGTATTGGTGGGCGTACTCAGGCACCTCGTCCCACTCCAGGATGTAGGTGACGTCGGCGTACAGGTCCTCGTCAAACTGGTAGCTGCCAGCCCTGCGGTCATAAAGCCTGGACCCACGCTGCACGACGTCCAGGTCTGGGTACGAGAAAGGCTCAACCTTGACCCGGCTGACATTGGAACCAACGGCGATCTCGTTGGTCTCTGCGTCCCGCACCAGCAGGCGCTCGTAGTCAGTGTTGAACGACCAACCCTCTGTCTGAACCTTGCGGCTGACGTCGTTGATTGAATCTTGTGCTTGTTGAGCCAAGCCGAACTGGCCCTCGAGGCTATTGATTGGCGCCTCGCCGAGCATTTGCAGCACCCGGTTCACGGCTTCCAGAAACGTGGTGCGAGCAAGAGTCATGGCAGAGCCCTAAGGAAAAAGGGGGAACCGAAGCTCCCCCCATATTGGCCGCGATCAGCTGGTAGCGGTATAGATCTCAACAGCGCAGTCAGGGCGGAGGACGCTGGTGCCCAGTGCCATGGAGGCAACCATGAAGGTGCCTTGCCACAGAGCGTGCACGTCAGCTCCGGTCTGCTCCATCTTGAGATCCATCAGCTTCACGGTGCCGACGGCTTGCTTGTTGAAAGCAAGGGCGACGGAGTCTGTGAAGTTGGCGGCGTAGTCGTTGTTCTCACCGGAGGCCGCAGAGCGGTTGGTGGTGGGAAGGTGGTTCGACTTCAGGATGGTGATGCCAGCAACCTTCAGCACGGTGCCGTCGGCGTAAGCACCAGCGCCGCCCCAATCGCGGTTGATCACGTCGGTGGTCTGAACGAGCTTGTAGTACTCGGCAGGGGCCAGGACGCAGTAGCGATCCATCTCGGGCAGGTTGTTCTCGTCCATCCGCTGAGCAGCGGAGAACAGAGCAGCAGCCAGCTGGGAGCCAGTGATGGCAGCCTTGCTGGTGGCCACAATCTTGATGCGGGTACCGCCGGGAAGGTCGGTGTTGAAGTTGGTGGCAGTACGAGCAGCCTTGGCGATTTGAGCCGCAATGTTGCGGTCAAAGGTGTACGCCAGGGCGTTGCCCATCTCAGCGGAGTAGGGGCTCCGAACATCCCAGTGGTTCTTGGCCTCGTCGATGTCGGCAACGAACACGTTGGACACGAGCTTGTCGTCGATCTTGATGACGGCCTCAGCGTTCTTCACAGCGGTCCCGGTCAGCATTGTGCCGGGTGTGTGGTACGCAGCGGAGTTGAGCCCCACGATGGGGAACGAAGCGGATTTGCCGCTCGAGATCGTGCGGACAGTGTGAAGGGGTTCGAAGATGGTGGCCTTGCGGAACGCGGTGAGAACCTCACCGGCCCAGACCTGGAGAAAGAGGGCGTTGTCACCGGCCCAAGAACCGCCACCAGCGGCGTTAACAAGGCCAAGACGTGAAGCGGTAAAATCGGGGGCTGCCATTGCTGGGCTCCTAGGGGAAAGGGTTGGGGTTTAACCCGACGCCGGGCTCCCGTTCACGAGCGGGTGTCCACCGCAGTGGGCCGTCGCTTCTGTGAGTGGGTCTAGGTGCAACAAGTGTACTAATCCGCGCAAGCGCCATAAAAAAGCCCCCCTTGTCGCGGAGGGAGGCTTGAAAATCCATTTGGTCCGACTAAAAGATACTCGATCGGCTGAGCTTCTCTTGCACCTTGCGCTGGTACGCAGGGTCGGTGCTGTACTTGGGATCCGACATGGCGGCCACCAGTTGGGCTGTGCTCTCGAACTTATCGGTGCTGCCTTTGGGGGCACGACCACCAATGAGCTTGGGCTCACGGCCTTCGACAGCTGAGTACCGGGCATGCAGACCAGTGATGGCCATCTTCACCGCAGCCATGGGCTGGGTGTTGATGATCTGGTTGAAGCCCTCGACCTCGTCGGCGGACAGGTTCGACGCTGCCCACTCAATCATCTTGCTGTACTCGGCTTCACCACCAAGGGATTCCTTGATGGAGGCCACCTCCTTGACCGACAGCGCTGTGTCCTGGGCCTGCTTGTACTGCAGCCCGGACAGGTACGCATCGACCATGTCCCGGTTGAAGCCAGCCTCAGCCAGCTGCTCATAATCTCCGGCCTCCAGGGTGCCCGTCTGTTGCCAGCGGACATTCATGTCCTGGAAGTCGATCTGCGCTTCCTCAAGCTTGCCGCCAATCAAGTCCCCGTACAGTTCACGGGCATTGCCCTCTGGCTTGTCCTCGGACTCGGACTCACCGTCGTCGTCGTCAGCGTCGTCGTTGTCCTCGGATTCTGGGGCGACTGATTCGCCACGGCTGAGCTTGGTCTGTAGTTCCTTGTAGGCACGCTCCAGGTCCTCGACGGACTTGTACTTGCCAGCAAGTAACTCACCTTCCTTGTCGTCTTCGCCTGCCATGGCGGCAAGCATCTCCTCGTTCTCGGGTGACAGCGCTGGGCTTTCGTCTTGAGTGATCGTGATTGCTTCAGGCATGAATCTCAGTTGATGGTGATGGATCCGTCGTCGCCGAATGTGACGACAGGCTCTCGGTCTGGGGCCATTGCGGCAGCAGGCTCAATGACGTCGATGACGATGTCAGGCGTTGGGCCCCATTGCTCCACCTTCGCCGGAGGGCCCACTAGGGATACCGGGTCCTGCTGGAGGGGTTGGGAGGGAGTTAGGGAGGGATCCTGGTTGTCCGGGGTCAGCTCCTTCTGCAAACTGCGGGCCATAAGGTGCTCCTTCTTGGGTGTAGTTGTTGGCCACTTGTGCCATTGCTGGTGACTTGAGGCCAGTCATCAGCATTTCACGTTGGCCTGCTTGCTGTTGCTCGGCTTGAGCAGCAGCTGCTTCCTGTTGTAGCTGATCCTGGGACTTAACCAGGTTTGTTGTATCGATGGATTCACTTGCAGCAAGACGACGCAGTGCTTCATCGATGTTCACAAACTTAGCAATCACCTCAGGGCCCAGGGTTTGGGTGGCAGTGGTGATGAACTGGATCAACTTGTTGCGGTCATCGCCACGACCGATCGCTTCCAGTCCAGTCACGGGTCTTGGGTTGACCAATGGCACGCCACCCTTGCCCTTCGGGAAAGCCGAGAGCTTGCGTTGTTTGCGCAGGACGTGAAGCAACCGACGCACCAGTGGTAGCTGCAGCTCTTGGGTCAAGATGGAGTACAGGCCACCAATGCCAGCCTCCAACTCCTGGCTCATGTAGCGAATCTCCTCAGCGGTGACCCGCTCCCCGCGTCGTTGGATGGCGGTGTTGAGCAGGAACGCAAACTGCAGCCGAGCCTCGATCCGCTCGATGGTGCTGTTGGCGATGTTCAGGTCCTGGGCCTTCTGGGTCTGGATGACCGTGACGTCAGCAGCGTTGCCTTGGACAATGGCTCCGTTCTCAGCGTTGGCCAGGGTGCGTGGCCGGGTGGTGCCGTTGGGGTTGACCAGGAACAGAACCTTGGCCGCGGCCGCAGCCCCTTCGATGATGGCTTGGTACAGGCTCTCGAGGGCCAGCAGGTCCCCGTAATACTCCTCGATGTACGAACGCCCGTACTCCTCGCTGTCCACCCGGTTAAACCGCAGAGGGATCCAGGGGTTTACATCGGCGTCGCACATGCCATGCGACCCAGGGATCTCCTTGCCCTTGGCCTCCTGATACCAATGGACCTTGCCGTCCTCGTACTCGACGTGGGTGTACAGCTTGATCGTCTTCGACGTGGTGCCGGACTCGTATGCGTCCTCTTCATCCAGGTCGTCGTACAACCCAACGGGCAAGGCGTCGGGATAGACCTCTTCCTCGACCACGATCTCGGTGACGGAACCCATCGGGTCACGACACACGACAAAGCGGTTCAGGTGAATCACCTTGATGCCGTCCTCTGCCACGTACAGCAGGACGTTGCCGCCGACCAACAGGTGCTTGAACGCTTCGTGCATTGAGGCCCGGCCATTGGCCACCTCGAACGCAGACATGCCGGCACGCTCAACCTGGACCAGGGCTGTGTCCAGTTCCGTCTTGATCTCTGGCCCTTGCTCTGCGACACGTAGCGCCAGGTCGTCGATCTCGAGCTTGAAGAAACTGGAGTTCGGGGGGAACAACGTGATCAGCAACTTGCTGGCCAAGTAATTGACACCCCGTGCGCCCAGGCTTTGGTACGGGGTCTTGAGTCGACCACGGTCCCCTTGCCCTGCGTCCGGAATCAGCCCCGGAATCGTGACTTTGCTGCAGTCCCGGGCCCGTTGCAGGTACGGGTCCCGGTTGGTTTGCAGTTGGCCGTACCTGGCCGCAGCCGTGCCGCCGTCCTCCCCGTACGGCTTGGGCTGGCGGTCAACGTTGCTGGTCAGGTTGAGTTCCATCAGATGGCACC